TTTTGTTTAATTTAAGTGCACCATGGGTGTTACCATGATGCACTTAATAATTAGACCGTAGTGAAGCTTGTGATGTAGGCAGTGCCGAGTTCGTTGCCTGCAACATCCTTGACGTCCGGACTTACAACGGCCGTGTAATCCGTGGACGCACTCAGGTTAGAGGTCGGTGTGAATGTCACAACGGTTCTCGCAGAATTGATGGTCAGAGCACCGTTTACAGGTGTTCCATCCGATGTCTTGAATACCAAGAAGTTGCCCTTGGTAACTGTGGACAGAGCCAGCGCTTCGCTGAACGTCCAAACTACAGACGCACTAACAGATACGCCTGTGGCGCCATCAGCAGGTACTACACTNGATACGGAAGGTGGAGTAGTATCTGCAGAACCACCGTAAGGGTTGTTGAACCAGTTGGCACCCATAGCAGGAATGTAGTCGATATGGTCTTCGTCGATCATACGACGCCATTCATCGTCGCAATCGCGCTTGACGAAGGAGCCTTGGATGGTAGGCGTTTGGAAGCTGATAGAATCCGTCTTGGATTCGTTGTTGTCTTCCGGGATACTGAACTTACCCTTGGCCAACCATACGTACCGGTACTTACCATTGGACTTCAGGGATTTGAAGCCTACGGCTACCCAAGGCGGAATGTCTTCTGCCTTGTTGATCAGTACGCCGCCAGCGATCGTTGCACCGAGCAAGTCTGCCTGAACTTCAAGAGGAATATCAGCGACGTTAAGCTCAAGCGTAATCTGACCGGTAGTGGACGCGGTATCGAATGGGCCGTTGTCAGCGAACAGAGTCTCGGTGGACGAGTTAGGGTTGATGTTCGCCTGGATAGCACCACGGATAGGCTTTACGGTATCATACACCGCATTACCTTGCCCAGGTTCCGGGTCGCTGATCAGCTTGGCGTAAACCAAGTTGTTAAGGCCAATCTTTACACCTGGCATTTTTATACCTCCTAATCTGTATAAGTAGTAATGTCGATATTGAAGCCGTAGTAGCTCCGGTCTTCTTCATCGACTTTTATTTTGAACGGCGGCTGCTTTATATTCAGCAGGCACCAACGTTCATTGGTTAAATATTTGATTCCTGAGTCGTCAGGGGCCAATACATTGTACAGCTCCCTGGCTTTCTCCTTGGCAGCTGTGGCGCTCTTATCCCTTACAACAACCTGCACAGCCCTAGTAGCACCGTCAATCTGTGGAATAGGTGTTGTACCCATGTATTCGTACAGAGCAATAACCATACCTTCCGTTTCACGGATAGTATCACGAAATACAGTTGCAGATCCTACAGCGTTGCTTGCCATTAGGAAAGTCTCCAAATCGGACAATAGATCTGCCACAGGTACACCTCCTTACATTCCAGTTTCTTGCTTGATAACGTGTGCAAACCTAGGTCCAAAACGAGCAGCGTACTCCCTTACCGGGTCTTCTAGGAACTTGGCCTTGCCAACCTTGTGCTTAGCGGACAAATCCTCATGGACAGCTACCATGTATTCGGATACCAATTTACCCTTCGGGTTCATACGGTCCTTAGGTCCGCCATATCCTAGCTCAGCATAAAAACCAGTCTTTGAAGAGCCGCGAACGTCGTAATAAAAGGTACTTACCAGGGAGCCTGTTTCTACAGGCACCTGTGGCAATGATAGACGCTTTATGTCTTCACACGCTTGCACTGTAGCTTTGCGTGTACCACGCCCTACCTTGCTTATGACGACGTTCAGATTTCGTTCTACTTCACTGTAGTTTAACCGCAGTCCAAAACGTCCAGCTTTAGCCATTAGATATGCACCACCCAAATGCTTCTTATGTTACCATCATAAAAAGCATCCAATGATTTGATACGGCGCCGTTTACCCTCAAATGTAATATCATCATGATCGGATATGTTGTAAGCAGTCGCATCAATATAAATAGTGGTGTTAGATACCACTTCCTTACCGCTACGATCTGTCACAACTTTCACCCGATGTTCTGCATAGCATTCTGAGGGTACGTCGCTCATAAACACAATATCGCCCGCGCCATCAAATCCACCAAATGGATGTATAGTGATAGGAATAGTAGCCCAGGACTTGAGTGACTTAAACATTATCATGCATACCTTTCCAGAAGGACTTCTTAGATACCGGTATAGAAAAACCGGAACCAGCGGTTATAAGACGCCTGTATTCTTCTCTCTTAGCTTTAAAATATTCGATAGTCGTTCTGGGGTCCTCATACTGAGGTCCAAGCGACTTTCGTATGCGTCTAGCAAACAAAGAAGACATAGCGTCATACAGGTGATACATACGTTCATTGTGGCTTTGGTATTTCTCCAACACGAAATTGATCTCTTCGTCCTGTAGTATACCATCACTCTGAATTGTGTCACCTATAGAGAAGCGATAGAAATCTAGTTCGCTGCTTTCAGGATTACCTGAATACGTCCAGGTCATAAAACACCACCTACTTTTCTGTAGGCTTGGAGCCAAACAGGGTAACTACAGGTTTGCCTGTCTTTTCCGGCCCCCTGGCAACCTTTTCCGGCTCCTTATCGGGTTCCACCGTAGTGCTTTGCGGTGTTTCCTGCGTAGTCCCTTGTAAGGCCTTCTCCAGGTCTTCTTTGAGTTCAAGGCCCATACGCTGCTGGAAGTAATGTACAAGCTTATCGAGGTTTTGCTCAGTAACCTCAACAACCTTGCCCTCCTTGATTATGGACTTGAATAAGCGTATACCTGCAGGGTCTGNCACAATAGTCCCTGCAGGATANACTTTACCTCCAGCTTTGAAGGTCCTCCTAACTAGATAGACCTTATTGAACAATGTCNTTGAAGAAGACACCCAGGTCCTGAGCAATAACCTTGGCGTCAAACGCGATCTCGCCCTCAATACGTTCAGTACCGAGACCGAGCATATCCATAGGCAAGCGCACGATACGGTTGCCGTATGCACCAGCGCCAAGGAGGCCCGTCCATGTGAAGATATAGCCAGCGGACGGCTTCTTGATAGCCGGACGCGGATTGACGTAGCAAAGCAGCGCATGCTTGCCCATGACGAAGTCGATGTCGTCAGCTGCCCCTTGAGCAGCACTGTTAACTACACCCCAGGCAACATAGACGTTTTGAACTTCGAACAGCGTCGCGAGCAGGTCAGCAGTGACGATGCCCTTCTGCGTGTACTTGATACGGTCCAGAACGTCCGGATGGTTCTTCAGAGCGTAGAACACAAACGGAGACATGACAAAGGTGTTAGGACGGAAGCCGGTTTGGCTCGCCATCTTCGGAATCTGGGAAGTAATATCCTTGATAGGATCCGAAGTATCCAGGTTCCAGTACAGCGTTTGGTTGGTGGAAGGAGACGTGGAAACACCGGAGATCTCCGTACTCCATACACCAGACTTGAAGTATTTCTCGGCCCATACCACCTCGCGGCGAACGAGCATCTTCTGCGTTACGAAGTCCGTAGCGTCCTTGTCCGCATCCAGAGGATCGTCATAGTTCGCACGGTCCTGCTCGGTAACGTCCTTATGGAACGCGTACACCTTGCAGTAGTAAGGCGTGTCGGTTTGAACACCGTACTCGCCACCGACGGATTCACTTGCGCCGGCACGTACACGGGCCTCATCCCGGAAGAAATCGCCCTTGTTGTAGACGAAGTATACATCAGATTGCTTCTTTACAGGAATGCGCGGGAACACCTTGTCCGCAATGAAGTTAGACTCTTCCTGCATGTATGCAACCGACATATTCGTCAGGGCTTTATCAATATGCGCTTGTTGCTTAGTAGGCATCTGTACTTACAGCTCCTTTCAGATTGGGATTAATATACCTTGACGGAAATGAGCTCGCCAGCAGCGGAAGCCCCTGTGATGGCGTAGCCTGCAACGACATTGGTAGCCGGAGAATTGCTGTAGGTTACCGCCTTGCCGTTAGCATCCGACATGACCTGCGTACCGGCAGTTACAGCGCCGCCAGCTTCAACCATGACGATACCGTCATAAATCTCAGCTACTTGGCCTGCTGCCGTGCACGGTTGCGAAGACACACCTACAGGTTGGTCACCTGCGGCTGCTTGTACAACCTCACCGTTGGAATTGATCTTGACAAAACGCCTGCGAGCGATCGCAGCACCGGATTCACCGCTAAATCGCAGGTTAGGAATTTCGTATGCCGAAGCCATTAGTTGGCACCCCCTTCAAGATGTTCAAGGTATTCGCGGTACAGTTCCTTGTTCTCTGTGATAGCCTTGGAAACTGCTGCCTCGAACGTGATACCGTCGCGCTTCTGAATTTCAGAAGCCTTCTTCTCGATGCGTGCCCAAGCATCAGAGCCGCCTTCGGAGCCCTTGCTCTTGCCAACCTCTTGGAAGATGCCGGCTTCTTCTACAGCTTTGGCAGCAGACTTGAGGATCTCGTATACTTCAGGTGTGATGCTCTTCAGCACCTCAACGAGCTTGCTCTCCTCTACCGGCAGCGCCTTGAGCTCCTTTGCCTTGGCAATAGCTTCTTCTTGCTTTGCCTTGTTGATCAGCTCACGTGTAGCTGCTTCAGCAGCCTCCGTGCGAGCCTTGAGCGACTTGACAACCTCCTGAACAATAGGATCTGCAGACTTAAGGACTTCTTCAAGTGTGTCAGTTTCGGACTTGCCCTTAGCGACGTGTGCTTGAAGATCTTCCTTAGCCTTGGCCAGCTCTGTAGAAAGAGCTTGNTTCTCGTTCTCCAGTTCCGTCAGACGCTTCTGAACTTCCTCAGGAACTTCCGCCTTTGCCTTTGCAAACGCCTCATTGACGATAGCTGCATGCTCAGGCTTCAGCTTTGCAAGGATTTGCTCAAAATCCATGTCCTTGTCAGTCTCCTTTCTTTTATATAGTTTTATGAAAGCCTGCGAATTGGCGCCTTCATCTACCAGGTCGACCCTGTCCACTTCCAAATCTAGAAGTATGTTGAACACTTTGGTCACCCCCTTACTTAATTATACACCATGGCAGCAACAAACATAGCTAGCTACCGTATAATTGGTGCTTAAACTACAATTACCGTCATCATTCTTTGGTTAGCATGCGCATAAAGCGTGGTTTCACCGTCTGAACCCATGTGTACACCAAACGTAACAGTTTGATCGTTGTTTGGAATATACGTATACGATAGGCTGACAAGTACAACATCGTTTGCGGACATCATGCGATGTGCTCCATTTCGGGTACATCAAACACCAAGATGCCTTGATATACATGTGGTCGTGCCCGAAAAACGAGGTTGATGTACTCCAAAACGAGTACATCTGCATATCGTCCCCTAATTAGCTGCCTGTCTCGTGGTCGTTGTCCAGGATCTCGATGGTCATTTCTGTTTCTGTCTCATCTATCCAACGCCATCGCTCTGCCGAAGTATCTGGATGGATCGGATCATCATTCGTCCCGGTTCCTATCTTAGCAACTGATACCTCCTTAATCTTGCTCCGACGTGCCTGCTTCGGTGGTCTGCGCATCAGCATCCTGTGTCTCAGCATTCTGTACTTCAAGCACCTTAAGTAGCGCACGCTGCTCGCCTTGCACACGGAAGATTTCAACCTCTATTTCGTTAACTAACCTGCGAGCGTCATTGTACTGCTCTTGAAGGGCGCCTAAGCGCCCCTGTACTTCATTGAGCATTCCTTGTATGTCCATTATATGGTACCTCCTATTCAGTTGTCAGTGTCTTCCAAGCACCATTCTCTCTAACCATAACCTTGTTAGTGGTAGTGTTATAATACATACTACCATTCTGAATAGTACCTGTAGGTGCCTCAGATAACCTAGCAAGGGTGACTACACCTGTTGACATCTGCAGCCCATTCTTACCAATGGTTGCAATCATCTGTGCACCGTCTGTTTGCGAGACATGCTGGAACCTAACAGATGCGTTGTTCAGATCAGCAGTGTAGGAACCTACAAGCAGGTCTACGCCGCCTCTTGAAGAAGCGTTATTCCAGGCTTCACCGAACAGCACAATAGCACCGCCATTACGATTATTCGTACCGCCTACACTGCCGCCCGTAAACTCCACTCTTCCGTTATTGACAGACCTTGTAAATACTACTTCAGTATCCGCTATGATGTTTTTCTTGAGAATAGCATTACCATAGAACGTAGCCTCATTATGACCGAAGTCAAAGCCTTTGTTGTCTTCATCAGACCCGATTTTAACAGGGAAGAACTCCTTGGAGTTAGGGTTGAAAACTTGAATAAAGGCAGAGTTGTATCTTTTGCCTACGCCTATAGTCAGACGGTACGTATTTGTGGCGTTCCATCCCTCAAACACGTGTCCGCCGTCTTGCCACGAACCCAACCCTTGATTTGAATTCCACCTACCTCCACCGCCGCGAACGCTGAACATTGCGTCGGTTTCTACAGTGCCTTGGAACTCATGGAATATACGTGTCTGGTTCTTGTCGAAGCCATAGCTATAGGATAACTGGCTCCATTTAGGCCAGCTAGGATTGATAGGCGTAGCATAAAATACTTCACCACCGCCGCCTCCGCCACTGCCCTTGGTCTTGGTGTACTCAAACAAATCACGCATGGCACGCGTTAACATTCTAAAGTTGTATAAGTTAGCGTCTCCGTTGAGTAAATCCTCCAATCTTTGTTCAATTGTCATTGCCTTTACCTCCTTATAGCTTTACTCGTTTGGCTCTCCCCTGGATAGAGAACATCTTGTACTCACCTGACTTTACCTTGGCCACGACCTCGTCATCAGGAATGTAGAAGCCAACCCACCAGCCCTCAGGTACAATACCTTCAGGAATACCCATTGCAGCCATCTTTTGTTTGGTGAACATGCAGCTTTCTACAAGGTAGCCTACTGCTTCACCCTGGTGCATCTCGCCAGCCTCACGATACTTGAGCACGTACTGATACGCCGCTTTCTCAAGTACTGCTGGCGCCGTGATGTCTCCCTGCCAATCCAATGGAACATCGCCATCTGCTGTCAGTGATACGTTGGCCCATCCGAACACAAGGTGCTGATCGTCGTTCATCTTGCTAATATCTACCATGAAGTTGTTTTCTATAGGCTCATCAATGTACACCGATTCATGGACGGAATGGGAGATACGTGTGCCATCATCAAGATGCACCGTTTCCTCCAATGTACAGCCTGCATAAGTAGTCTTAAAAGCCATTCTTATCCCTCCTGTCACGTGTAGTTAAGATCATTTTGCTCAAAATCATTTTCTACAGTGTCGTCGTCGTTGAAGTTAGCCGCATGTTTGCCTGCACTAAGCTGTGGTTTATACACTTCCTCAAATGTCTCTTCGTCCATTTGAGGTAATGTACTGATTTTACGCAGGTAATTCATAAGCTCCATATCACCTGCAATGTTGACACCCATAGCCCTAAGCAGCAGTGCGATTTCCTTGAGGCTAGGCGTTTCAATCTCACCAGGCACAATTCTAGGGAAGTCTGTCAAGCCACTGAAATTGTTATAGTAGAAAAGTCTAGGTACCGCTTGCTTATTCAGTACATCCGCGATATTCTGTAATTGCGCCTCAAGAGCGGTAGCCAATAGAGACTGCTTACTTTCGGCTAGCGCAAACGACCCTGTTTTCTCACCACCGATAAGAATAAGGTCGGACAGCATAGTGATAGCAATGCGGTTGTCATAACGGTTAATAATGGCATTGGTATCGAACTGTCTGGCTGACCCAGTACTCAGTAGCTTCAGCTCCCAACCAGAAGGAAGAAGCACACCTTCTTCTGCGTCTCTTCTGATACTTTGAATCAGCTTCTCAGCATCCGCCTTAAGCGCCACCATCTTAGGGTCATCAGTGTTCCACAAGTCCAGACCCTCTGGTGCCTGTAGTACCGGAAGCCCTGCAAGGTCACGTTCAATACCGATACCTTCAATCTCTTCTATGCGTTTCTTGAAGTACCATGGTCGGTACGCATTGCGCAAGAGCGACTTACCTTCTGGATTGTTCCTGCTGACTCTTGTACGGAAAAGTAACCCCTTACTGAGCGGAATAGATACTACACGATAGTCTGGCTCTACCAGCTGTACAAAATGCGTTACATCGCCTTCCTCATTGAATACCCATTCATGCAGTGATGTCTGAGCACGTATAGGAAGCTTGCGCCAACCTATGCGTCCGTCGGAGTACTTGCTGTTAAACTTCCCACTGTATTCAGGCCCTCTACGGATCTTGTAAACAATCTCATGGAAGCTGAAGCCATACGTGAACATAGACAAAATCTCGCTGATAGTGTCTGACCAAGAAAACTCCATGTCGTCCATGCATTGTTTGAGGAACTCAGCAGCCTCTTTGTCCGCTGCACTATCCCCAGCAGGCTCTGTAGTCCACTCTACATTGCGAATCAGCATCTCTGCTATATACAAAATGGCCCCAACTACAGGGTCGTTGTCTGCCATTTCCTGGTAAATTTTACCTGCCCTGGGCCAACGCAAATGAGGCATGAACTCCTCATATACATGGCCACCGTACCGTCTAAGCCCTGTAGTACCAAATTGCCTATAATTTACACCATCTGCCACCCAGATCCACCTCCTATACTTGCTCTAGACCAGTATGACCCACCGCCCTTGCTGACACTACTTGGTGCAACAAGCGGTACTTTGTTCCTGAAAAAGTTGAATGCGCCTGAAAAAGCGTCTACTGTGTCGTCTTTTACACCGTATGGGAATAAGTCAATTTCGTCGAAAAATGCCAGCATGTTCTTACAATCCTGCACAATAAACACTCTACCGGTCTGTGCCGCCGACGAAGCCGGTGCCGCACGCTCCACTTTAGAGCCTGTAGAACGCACTCCCTTGAAGTCATACCCATCCAAAACGTTCCTGGCGTAATGATCGATCGTGATGTCACCAGAAGAACCTGGCTCTTGTTCCATTCGTATAGCACAGTTGTAGCCATCAATCGCCGCGGTCATCTTGATAAGCGCCTCTACTTCAGCAGGTGTACGCTGCACACGAACAATATCCTCTATCCAGTACATGCCCTGGTAGTGTGCCAGTTTGAGTCCCACAGTGTAGTCCGGTTCACGCTTGTCTTTCGTTTTGCGCTTCTTCGGATCTGTAGACGCCATATCCCAGAACCTAACTCTTCTAGCCTGGGCAGGAACGCTGTGCCGCGGTACAGTCTGAAACCAATCTCTGCTGAACATATCGCCGGCAGCTTTTATCTGCCAGTTGCCGTTCAAGAGCTGCTCACGAGTGACGGGATCGAGCTCCTGGAGCGTTTCAATATACTGCTCGGTATCCAGGTACGGGTTATCATGCAAACCAGCAGGTACAAATACGCGACCTTTCTCAGGACCTTCTACAAAGAACCTCTGGTAGTAATACTCGCCGTACTCGCCACCAGGGTTTGCAGTAGCCCTGAAACGCAGCGGCACCTTGAGGGACTTGGGTTTGCGCAAGCGAGAAAACAGGTATCTGTAGTTAGCAGGGGAAATGTGCGTTACTTCGTCCATACCAATGTACTGAAACTCCGCGCCTTGGTAGCGATAGCAGTCGTTGTCAGACTCCAAATAGCCAAAGCTAAGCGTCGCACCAGACGGGAACGTATACTTCTTCTCCTTTTCAGACCACTTCACCTCACCAGATTCCACGAACGGCATTAGCCATTCTTTGGACATAGCAATCAGCGCCCCTGGCAAGCTCAAATCCGCGTACGTCTTACGAAACAGAATAGCTGAATACCCTGGTATATCTACAAACTGCAGTGCAGCGGCAAGCTGGAAGACCGATTTACCTCCACCGGCGGCCCCTCCATACAGTATCTCCTTGACGTCGTTCATCAAAAGGCACGCGGTTTGTTTCGGTGTAGGCTCGATAGGGATGTACTTCGTCAAGCGTGGGGTCAGCGCACGTTGTAGGGCCTGCACATCAACCTTGCTCAAATCCAACATGCTACATCACCATCCATGCCCTTATTCTTTTCATACGCTCATCAGAGTAGAACGACTGTTTCGGATACCACTCATCCAAGTCATTGTCTGACTTCGAGCTGTTACAGCTGACGCACCCTGGGATGATGTTATGCCGCACCGTCAGGCCTCCCTTGCTCACAGGAACTACATGGTCCTTTGTGAGCTTGTTCCTCCTGGACTGTAGCCTCCCACAGTACGCACAGCAGCCCTTGAAGTACACCATCGCATCCTTCCAGTCGTGTACGGTCAGCTGCGCGATCTCCCCGGTGCGCTGCTTCGTATTGTTAAGAAACTTCGTAAGCTTCTTCTTACTCACCTTCCGAACAATCCTGTAGCACACCTTACAGTCGTTCCTGTACGCCACATTCCCGAACTTATCCAGCCCGTTCCTGTGAAACTCACTGATCGGCTTCTCCTCGCCACAGACCTTACACACTCGCGTCATCATACGGCACCCACCTGCCCTCACGCTGAACCTCGATACGCAAATTACCAGGCTGCATCGCCTGATCAACTTCACGCTCGATCTCAGCTAGCCTGCCCATACGCCTGGCAACCTCAAGGCGGTGCCACCGCTTAAACTCAGGACTGTTGGCCATACGGATGAATGCCTCGCGCTTGTTCATGTACTGGCTGCGGTGGTCCCTGGACTCACCTACAGCTCCGGATGCCCGATGCTTCACACGTACACCGGTCTCCGTCTTNTTCTGATGCTGTCCACCCTTACCGCCGGCGCGAAACGTTTGGACATCGCAGTCATCCAGTGTAACAGAAAACAGCTTACTCCTCATCCCGTACAACCACCTCCGTCGTCACTGTCTGACGTACGCCAAAGTTGTTCAGCACCCCGGCGCTGGCCAAGATATTCACAATCTCACCCAAATCGCTCGACTTCACACTGACCTTCTTTAGATCAGGGCTGGTGTCGTCGATGGCAGCTACAGGGGTTTGTGGTACTTCATGCAGTTGCGCTTTCCGCTCGATCTCTGTAGCGATCTTCAGCATCTGCGAGATCTCCTTCGGCGTCAGCGAATACGGGTCGATATTGTCAATCGCCTTCTTGAGCTTGTCACGCAGCGCCGCGGCCATATCTACATGTGCCTTGTTCATCTCTTTGATCTGCTTCGTGCGCTCCGCGAGGGTGATCTCATCTACATACTTCGCCCATGCCTGTAGCCTCATAGGGAAATTCCACCGCGCTGCGATCTTCTTGACTGCGTTAACTGAGGTACCAACCTGGATCGCGGCGTCGCGGTACGACGGCCGTTTCCCAGGATAGGCGTCTCTGTAGGCTAACCACACATGGTACTCATGGTCAGTCTCTGCTGGTTGCCTCTCCCACAGCTGCAAATCAGCTTCCTTCGCAATCTCCATCCAGTCAGCNTTGTTCCTCCGGAAGTAGGAGACGCGGTTATTCTCAGCTTTTACGCATTCATCGCATAGGTGAGGGTTGTCCCGATGGGCTGGCTTTTCCTGGGCGCAGCGCCTACAGGTGATTAGTTCGACCAGCATATACAACACCTCCTCGCCTAACATTATACGCATTCCAGGAAATAATCAGCGCAAAACGCACAAAAATGGAGGTTTCGGTAAAATCACGGGCTCGTAAAAGGGCTCAATACGCGTTCGTGAGGGCCCTATGTATATATTTATACTGGGAGGCCACCACGAGCTCGTAATGGGGGATCTACACACGTTACAAGTTAAAAACCCTCTTTATAACCCCTTAAATATATCGAAACCCACACACCCCCAGTAGCTAGAATCGGGTCCACGCGGCGGCCCAGTATATTCGCACAATTTTGTAGGTGTGAGCCTGTCCTTCTTAGGCGCTTTGGTTCTGCGTAATTTTTGGACTTTTCTACAGTGCCGCCTCGCCGCCTTGTTGTTCCATCCTGTGTATGAATATTGCCTCGTTGT